GCGTCTACCCCGTATTGGATAGCGACGCCGGCAAGGGTACGACGTGGCAGCGCGTCACCTTGCGCGGCGTCTAAAGTTAATTCCTGCGGGGCTAATCTAAGCATTGCTTTCCCTCAATTCCTCGGGCGTTTCTTGTACTTCTACGTTTGTGTCGTATTCGTTGGCTAGGTAGCTTTCAATATCAAACATAACACCGGTACCACGTGGTAGCACGTTATCCGCGCTAAGGGTTTCTTGTATGCAATCTATGTACGGTTTCACGCCGAACGTGTAAAGGTCGCGCGACGCTTCGCTACTTGAAACATAAGAGTAGTTTCCAATGCTCACGGAAACGAGGTACGCGGGGACGTTTGCGAGACGGGCGATTTCTTTACTTTGGTATTCGGCAGCGTCAATAAGTAGCATTTTGTCAGGTGTTGCAGTATTTGGAATTACCTCTACAAATTCGTTTACCGCGCTTGTGGCGTTTGAGTAACGCGCTTCGTCGTATGCTGCGGCAAGGTCGCGCAATTCTTGTGGTGACATAGGTTCGCCACCGACCTGCCGAAGCGTTAAAGCCGGTTGCAAACTCATTGCGTTGCGGTTACGAGCCTGTTCCAACTTAAGCGCGGTATCTACTGACGTTGCGCCGGTGTAAATAAGTCCTTGAATTGGGCTTAAAAACTGTACGCAATCTTCCCAACGGATAGGTAAACCCTGAAACAAAATTTGTTTAGATGGGCCAAACCATACGCCCGAAGCTTGGTTTTGGTCTTGCGTTGTAACCATTGCTGCCGGTAAACGTGTAAACGACATAGGATAACCGGTGCTTTGGCTTCTCTCGGTAATGTACCAAAAGGCCCTACCGTAGAATAATAAATCATCAAATGTAAAACTTAGTATAAAGTTATTTGTAACGCCTTTGTCAATCCGACGTAACCAACTTCTAGGGGCCTCGGGAGTTTTTACCATTTTTTCGCCGTCCCACGTTTCCTTGTACATCACTAACGGCAAACAACCAATAACACTTGCCATAAGGTCACGCGCGCGAGAAATAGTAGGCACTTGCATAAAACGGCTACGCGCTACACCGTCTGAATAGGCATAAAAGTTGCCAATTTGTGACGCGCCGGCGTTACTACCTGCAGCGGCTTTAACAACCTTTGTAGGTTCGGGTTTCTTATTAAAAATCGCCATAGTTTTATTGTGTCACAATCTCAGGGTTTTAGGTGGCACTAGCCGGCGCCGTGCAATCCCCGACGGAAAGCAAGCCGACTAATGCCAAAACGACTTTAGCGGTAATTCGTAACAATTATGGGTTTACCTATGGCTTGTGGACGGGCCGCCAACGCTGCCGCCCAAATCATACAACGGCAAGCCTCAATAGGCCCGGGGCTTCTCAAACTGCTAACCGTTATACCGTTTTTTTCGCGTATCAGTACTGCCCGTTCAACGTGACTGTTTAGTAGCTGTTGGTTGTTGTGCGTAAGTTTGTTTTCTAAAATCATGGCACGTACCGCGCTAGTCCATTTCAACAACTCTTTATAGCCAACAATTACGCGCCTAGTTTCGTATTTCACCGGACAAGAGTTTTCTAAAACGGGCACAATAGCCAACTTTAAATTAGGGTTTTCCGCTATTTGCTGTTCTACCTTTTCCCACAATTCGGTAACGGTTTCGGCCACAAACGCCAAAACAACATGGGTTTTATTATCTACTTGGACGGCGCGCACGGCTGTATACGTGCTTTCGTCTAACGCCATTTCAACGGCAAGCACTCCGCCCGGCGGTGCTTTTTCGTCTGTGCTTAAAGCTTCAAAAACGCCCGGCGCTAACCAACCGTTGTTTACGGCTTGAAAAAGGTTTACAGACGCCCGTAGAAACGCGCTGCGGTTTGGGCCTTGTGCTTCGCCTTGAATTACGTCCAGTTCAATTAGCCCGCCCGCTAGGGCAGGGTTAGCGTATTCCCAAGCCTCAACGGTCATAGGGTCAAGTGTTGGCGGTGGGCTGAATTCGGCAAAGTACAGGTTTGTTTTTTCTCCTGTGTCTATTGCTTTTAAGCCTTGGTCTCTCCAGCGGAGTAGCAATTTACTTTCCTGCGTACCCGCGGTGCTTATCATCAAACACAAAGGATTTTTACGCGCACGTTGTGCAGGCAAAAGGCCATTTTCAAGGGCATCTTCGGAAATCTGCCAGCACTCATCAGCGGTAACTAAATCCACGCTGTAGCCGTGACCTGCAGCCGGGGTAGCGGCGCGAATGTGCCAAACGCTGCCATTAGGCATTGTTACCTTTTGCCGGCCGTAAGACCATGAAACCTCTGCACCAAACTTGGCTTCAAGTATCGGCGCTAGGTAATTGAATTGCGCGGCCGTCAAATCCAACTTATGACTAACGCTAATAACTGTTTGCGGTTTGCCGCGTAGTTCGGTTTCTTTAGTCAACCAATGGCCTATTAAGGCACTAGAGAGCATGCTCTTACCATTCTGTCTAGCCACCGATACAAGGCCAACACGGTGTAACCATTTGCCCTCATCATCAAAACTAGTTAAACCCTCTAAACAATGCCTTTGCCATTTCATTAGAGGCATGTCTAAAACCCTCTCCGCAAAATCAGCAATATCCGCCGCGCGTGATTCGTAACCACTGTGCGTAGTCGTTTCTAATCGGGGTAGATAGCGGCCAGTCTTGGCTAGTTCCAGCAAACCCTTATGGGATATAGGATTAGTAGAGACGGGGGCTTCTGTCGGCTGTGTAAAAAAACGCTGTGAGTGTTTGTCTTTATTTTCCTTACTGGTATTGGGTTTTACGACGTAGTTCCCTGCGTCTCTAGCTGCACGGTATTTGTTTCCTCGCGCTGCATTACAACTACGGCAAGCGCTGCGTAAGTTGTCCAAACTGTTTACACCGGGTTGCCCTTGTGGCCAACGGTCTACTTCTATTACATGGTCTGCTTCTGTTGCCGGCTTACCACAATAAAAACAGAATGGGTTTTCTTGTAACAATATTAGTTTGTTGCGTTTGTATTCTGCTTGGTTACGTGGCCTGCTGCCTTTGTGTTTGCTTGGCATTACTCACGCGCCTACGGCTTGTGCTAGCGCCGCGCTTGCGCGCGTTGCTGTTGGTGTTGGTTGGTTACTAATCATGTCGGGCTAATCCTTTAACGTTTGTTTGTTATGTGTATGTCTTGCTTACTGTATTAAAAGCCTAATGAGTTAAAGCCCCACCCACGGGGTTGCCCTAACCCGTACCCACTTAGTTGTATTGGCTGATTATGTTTACAGCCTGCCGCGCCATTGGCCCGGTCACTTCGTCGCGCATGATTACGGGCATAGCGCACTACCTACGTTGCCGTATGTTCCCAACTGCCGTGCAACGGGCTTAGGGCTTGGCTAGTCAACCATTAGGCGGTAGCTAGAAACTTAATGATTGTTGGCATTTGATTAGGTCGCCAAACCTGCACAATGCAAGCCGACAAATCCAACCGGTCTAACCATGCTTCCTGTTGTTTGCTTAAACGTCCAATATCGGTTTTAAGTTCTGCAAAAACTAGCACACCCTTTGGGTTGACTAACACCAAATCGGGGAAACCGCTATTCCCTTGTATGTGTGTTGCCCATTGGCCGCGCTTATTCATTGCGGGTAGGTCATGGTGTACAAACCAACCGTAACGCGTAGCAATATCTATAACGCTATTTTTAAACGTCGCTTCGTTCATTAGTCGCGCATTGGTCGGTTATTAACGGTCATTTGCCATATGTTGTCTGCTAAATGTTTGCCGGCCCAACGTAAATATTGTTCTATTTCGTCTTTGTGCATAAAATCGGGCTGTTTTTGTAGTGTTTCTATTAACTCCACAATTTCGCGTAATGCTTTCATTTGTTCGCTAATCATTAGTCGGCCTTACTGTTAGGTAGTTGTTTTAGCGCGTCAATCATTTGCGTAGCCTGTTCAGGGCTTAATGTCTCTAACGTCACCGCGTCACTATTCAGCGTTGCTGCTATGTAATCGTGTAACGCGGCTTCGTCAAACCCCGCGCCTTTAGCTAATGACTTAATAAAATACACCTGTTTTTGGCTTGCGCCTTTGCTATGTGTATTGGTTGGCTGTTCGCGCCGAATAGGTGCTATTTGTGCGTCGGGGCTTTTACCTGTTTGCCGGGCTTCTATTTCGTTACGTGAAGCAATGCTTTTACTAATGCCAAACCCCATATAACCAAGGGCACGGCCTAACGCGCTTGTCATACCTACCATGAATTCGCTGTTTTTCGTGTAAGGCGTTTTGCCGGGGTAAGGTTCGGCTGCGGTAGCAATGCTTGGGATTAGGTCGGCAGCGTCGCGCCAAACGGTAATAGTGCAACGGTAAAACGTGCTTCCGTCCGGCATAGTTACAACCTCTGCGGCTGTTTCTTGTATGCGTAAATCCGGGTAGCGCTTCAATGCTTCCGCTAAGCGTGTAGGGACGTCTACGTAGTTGTCTATGTTAAATGCCATTACCAACCGCTTTTCTTCACGCAAGGCTTCAAACTAACGTGTAGCCAAATTACTTTGCCGGGGTTTTCGCTTGACGTGCACGGCTTCAAAAGGTCGCCGCATTTCTTACATTTTTTCATGTCGGGTTGTTCTTTCATGTCGGGTTATATTGCTGCAGGTAATGTACTCATTGCGTGTAACAAAGTTTGTGGCGTTTTAAAGCATGGCAACGGCATATATGGTGCCCACCGGTCAACTTGCATAGTTTCGTACAACGTATTCCAACCGCGCAAAATTACCGCCTTGTTTTCTTTGTCCAAGGTTGCTAGCACGTATATTGCGGGCTTGTCAAAATCGCGCGTAAGTAGACAACCGTCCGGGCGTGGGGTTGTGCGTACTTCGTAACGGCCAACGTCGTTTGCTTTAGGGTTGTACGGTTCGTAACCCCAATAAACGTGTAAATGTTTGGCTAACGCGAATTCACCTAGCGCGCCTATTTTGTCGGGCAAAGTGTTTTTAAATTCGCCTTTAAATCGGTCTTCGTGATTATTGCCTTTAGCGTTTTCGTGGCGTAATTCGGCTACTGCGTATGCGTAGTTTATTTCCGTCGGGCTTAAATAAACAGTTGACATTTAGCCGCCTAAAGCCTCTATTGCTTCGCTAACGGCCTGCCATGCGTCCTGTTGGCCGCTTAAATCTAGGTCTATTGCTACGTGCTTTAAACGTGCAATTAGGTCGGCGTGTTTAGGTTTGTACGGAATATGTGCCGGTCTGCATATTTCGTCTATTAAGTCAAATACTGCCATTTGGTGTTTGGCCATTGCGTTTGCTGTTGGGTCTAACATACGTCGGGTTTCCTCACTTAGTCCGTATTCGGGGTAGGGCTGTTCTTGCATTTACTTTGCTGTTCTCCATGGTAGCCAATCGCTGTTACGCCAAATAGCAACCATGGCTTTTGTGTTGGTTGTTGGGTCGTACAGGTCGTCACAAGTTTGCAATATGTCTTTAGCTTGTAACCAACCAATAGGCCAATACTTGTTAGGTAGGCACCAATAACCGTTAATTTGGTAAATGCCGTAACTACCGCCGTTTGTGTCTAAAGCGTTATAGGCGTTGCTTGTACAACGGCTTTCACGAACTGCTACCCGCAATGCTGTTTCTAGTTCGCTAGGCGGTAATCCCTCGGCTAAGGCCAACGACGCAACCTGCGTGCAGGTAGTGACCAATGCGGGCAACGTGGTTGTAGTTGTGGTTGGCGGTAGTGAAGCCGGTACAACCTGTGTATTTTCGGTTGGGGCCTGTGCATTACCGGGGCTAAAAACTAATAAAACGCCAATAATTAGCGCTATTGCGCCTGTGGTTATCTTGTGGGTAATCATTTTGCTACTTCCATTTGGTAAGGGTTTCCCCATGTTCCGGTAGCCGGACTTTTAAAAACTAGTTGTACGTGTAAAACGTCGTTTGTTTGTGGGTCTCTAAAAATTTGTACCATGGCTTTTTGCCCGGTGGCAAGCGAGGTTATAAAACACTCGTAGTTAAAAAACTGTAGTTCGTTCATGGTAAATGGCTTTCCGTCGGTAAAGAAAACCCTAGCGAACGATTGTTACGCGGTTGTGGATACCCCAAATACCGTTTGGAATATGGTTTTTACGGCTTCCGGATTATCTGCCATAGCCGGTGATAGTTCTATATGCCACCAATCGCCACCGGGCGCACCTGTAACGGTTTTGGTTTCATATGCTTTCCACGCTTGACGGTCACAACGCCACGCACGGCCAAACGGTTGTGGCCAATAGTCAATAATCATTTGTACGCCTAGTTTGTTTGCGTTGGCTACCACAACGTCTATAAACGCTTTAGAAACTTTGCGGCCCTCTGCTACTCCCTTTGTGTCTAACTTGCGGTATGACAAGTCCATAGCGCGCCCTGTGGCGTGTACTGACATTGTGCCGGGCTTGCCTTTAATATCTCGCTGCCCATAGGTACCGTTATTCCACAAAGCACCGTTAGACCATTTTGCAGCTTGCCTAACCCATTCTTCAGTACCGGCACGTTTGCCTTTTGCGGGGCCGTCGCTGTTACCTATGTAGTCGCGGCTTCCGGGTACTCCGGGTTGGGCTTTAGCCGTCATGTTTAACCCTCGCTTGGTGTGCCGGGTTTGCTTTTTAGTCCATTGGAAGCAACAAGGCCGCTAAGTGTGCCTGTGAGAAACACAAGCAACGTGCTTAGTAAGTCAATTAGTTGCGCGTCTGTTGGTGCCTGTTCGGTTGGTTGGTCTACGAACAAAATGCCGTAGATAAATGCCATAACCGTAAACGAAAAACAAATAGCCATAAGACGGCCAACAAATACGATTAGCCCTGCGTGTTGTTGTTCAGGTGTTTTATTCACAAGAGGCTTTCGTAAAGCATTGGTACTCAATGTTTGTTTTAGAAACTGTGCAACCACTACAACCCCAAACTACAACGGCAATAAATAGCACGTAACCAATCATGTAACGCCATTTCATTAACTTAGTAGCGCGGATACTTCGTCGGCAGTCAATCCAAGTTTCTTTAGCGTCGCGTCTTTGAGTTTTTTCTTGTCGGCTTCCTCTTGACGCCATGCGGCAAATTGTGCAAGGTCTTGTTCGTACTGTTCATTTACTGGTTCAGTCATGGTTCTAACTTTCTGAATATCCGTAAACACGGTAAAAACCTGTGCTTGACGCTGCGAATATAAATGTTAAACCGTCGGTTGCTTCTAACACGTTATACATGCCACCAAAATTGCTAAAACCTTGGTAGCCGCCGTGGCCTGACCAAGCGGTGTAAGAACCGGTGTTTGTTGGGTCGTACACGGTTATTGAAACGCCGTCGCCAGTAGTGCCCGAGCCAACAATAAGGCCAGCGCTAGTAGCACCGTTGTAACCAGTTGTAGTTACTGTTCCACCGCTGTTAACCCTTGTTCGGGCGGCGTAATAGTTAGCCGCTGTACGCGCTGTTCCCGCATTATTTACACGGAAAGTAACTTCGCTATCGCCAGAACCGCCGGAAGTTACGTCTAACAAAACAACATAGTTTTTGTATGTGCTAGTAAAAACACCAGCCGCCATTCCAACGGTTGTTTGTGCCGTAAACGCGGCGCCCGTTACATAAACAAGCCCCGGTGTTGTACCTACCGATTGCCACGCCGCGCCGTCATAGTATTGCGTAGTATTTGTTGCTTCAATGTAGGCAAACTGCCCTTCGGCAAGCACCTTTTCACCGGTTCCACCGAAAGCCGCGTCACGCGTTGTAGTCGTAGCAAAGACCGGTATACCCGTATTTATTTGTGTTTGCTGTGCTGCCGTAAGTACTTGACCTGCGGTAAATGCCGGTACTGCTATTTGTGCGTTGGCTCCCATAATTCTCCTATCCTAATTCAGCCAAGCACGTTAAGCGCGTCAAGTTGGCCAAAATTCAAATCGTCTAAAATCAGCTCATAAACAATGGTTGTAGGGCTTGTAAACAAAGCGACCCGGTGCCCATCTAACGTAATCGTATGTTCTATGCCCTCTACGCTTAACTCTTGGGCAAGGGTCATAGTCGTATTACCTGTTACAAATTGTTTTTCTATGGTTATGGTGTCGTTAATGTCAATAATGGCCACCGTGTCGCGTTGTGCGTTAGTTAGGGCACCAAATACGGTTTCTACGCTGTTATAGCGGGCTTCCGGGTATGGGTCTAAAAGGTAGGTTGCCGCTGCCGCTAGTTCGGTATCGTCTAAAAGGCTGTTTGTAATGCTGTTTGTTTGAATAAAAAACGCGGCTTGGCTAGCTAAATCCTCGGCGGTTTCTACTGCTGTACCTAGGTTTTCTATTAGTACACGGTTAGTTACTTGGTCTGCTTCAAATGTAATACCTAGGCCGTCGTAGGGTATTTGGGTGCCGTCGTCGTGAAAGTCGGCGACGCTGCCGGAAAGGGTAGTACCCGTCCTTGGGGTAAAGGTCAGTACGCCCGCGCGTGACACAAACAAACGGCCAAATTCTGCGGTTTGGTTTATTTGGGTTAGGTAACTTAAAACGTTTGTACCTGCGGGCACGGTGTAGGCGGCGGCGTGGCCTAGGTCTACGGTTCCCGGGTCAATGTTTCGTGCCGCGCCGGTTGGGTAGTCCACTTCGGGTAGGTCTAAAACGGTTTCTATTCTTTCGCCGCTTGTTTCTACGGTTACGTTTAATTCGTCCATATAGGTTTGACTAAGCAAATAGAAATTGTCGGCGCAATAAACTATTACTTGGTCTAAACCGTCTAACGAAAAATTGTACTCATAATTAACAATTCGGCCACGGTACAAGTATTCGGGGTTGTCGCTGTCGTCGTAGCGGATTAGTTCCACGGCGCGCAATGGGGCTAAACCCGGTAACGCTTCCGGTGTGTTGTAGTACGGGCTGTTGTCGTCAAACGGGTTAAATACGCCGTCTACGTCGTTAATAGTAAATGACATTGTGCCGGCTGCGAATTGGTCGCCTTGGTCACGTCTGCCGCGTCGTACGTTTATTTGTGTTGCGCTTGCGGTTATGTCTGCAAAATCGGTTGTAGGGCCTAGCGGAAATGTTCCGTCTAATAGGCCTTTTATGTCGCTGTCTAGTTGAAATGACCCGACGTCGTAACCGGTGTCTACGCGTAGCGCATAGTTGCCGGCTTGTGCTATTGCGCTGCCGGGCATTACCTAAACCCTGCTATTGGTAAATCTAACGGGCCATTTTGGCGCGCAAAAGCGCGTAGTCCGTCGTTGGTTACTTTGCCTATTTCGGCTGCTGTAGCTAATCCGCCTTGCACGTTTACGGTGTAGTTGGTTGTGCCACCGCGTGCCGCGCGCGCTTCCGCAACGCTTTGTGCTTCTGTCTTGGTTGGGGCAGGTGGCGCAATAGTTTGGCCTGCCGTTATTTTGGTAAATGAAATGTCCGTTTGTGCTTGCCCTAACAAATTCTCTAAGCGCTTAGTTGTTAAATTTGGGTTTTTAAGTATCTTTTCATATTTGGCTAAAACGCTTTCAAGCCCTGCTACTAGTGCGGTGCCTTGGTCTACGCCAGCTTGGTAAAAACGGCCTGCACTATCTAGGCCTAATTTGTCTGCTACTTCTTGGACGGTAGAAACAAGCGCGTTAACTCCGTTAGGGCCTGTAATTGCTTCTTGGCCGCCTGCCACTAGTTCGGCTGCGATAGCTGCGCCGGCTTCCGCGCCTGCGTCTAATACGGCTGTTAGTGCGTCTTGACTAAGGCCACGCTTTAAAAGTAAATCTACATTGGTTGCGTATTCTTTTACCCCGGCTACTTGGTCTTTAAGCCCTGCTAAAAATCCGCCGCCAGTTTCTACGCCTGCGTCTTTAGCGTCACTAAAACTAAATCCTGCTTTAATGCCGTCGGCAACGCTTTGCCCAAAATCGGTAAAGGCGTCTTGTGCGTCCTCTAATTGGTCTTTTGCTTCGTCTAATGCGTCTGCCAATTTGTCGTTTATAACGTCGTATAGTTCGTTTATTGCTTTTGAAGCGCCGCCCGTTTCCTCTTGTTGTTCGCGCAATTTACGGTTAAATTCGCCGGCAGCGTCAGCAACGCGCATTGTTTGTTGGGCAGACATTCTTAAATTTTCGTTATAGGCGCCCGTTACTTTGTCGTTTTCAAAGGCTTTACGCAAATTAGTTAACCCGTACCACGCTTGGCTTAGCGGGTTTTGCATATTGCGCAAAAACCCAATAAAACCGCTAATTTCGTTGCTACTGTTTTTTACTGGTGTAGGCAGCTTGTTAAATGCTTGCGCTAAAAAGTTAACGTTTGCGGTAGCGGTTTTAGCCTGCTCAATAAATGCGGCGCCAAATTTGGCTTGTAGGTCTTTGAATGTTGCCGACAATGTACGTGTGCTGTTTGCTAGGCCGTCGCTTGTGCGCATAAAATCGCCTTGCGCGTCGCCTGTCTGTTTATAGATAGCGGATTGCGCGGCCAAAATCTTTTGTTGTGCTGTTAATGCGCCTTTGCCGTCATAAATGCCAAGGGTCATTGCCTCTTGTTTTAAGGTTGCGTCATTAAGCAAAACACCGAAACGGCGCAAAGGTTCAGCTTCACCGCGCAACGCCGCACCAATAGCTTGTACGGCTTCCTCCGGCGTTGTGTTATTAAACGACGCTAGGTCAGTAGCGAGGGTTGTAAAATCGTTGCTAAATACTGCAAGGTCAGTACCGGCTAAACCGGCTGCTTTACCAAACGTTCCGAAAACCCCGGCAGCTTCTAAAACGGATTGTTTAGACTGGCCAAGGTTTTTAGCCGCGCTGTTTGCAAACTTTTCAACCTCACGCGCACCACGCCCAAACACTACGTTTACTTTGCTTAAACTTTCCTCCATGTTTGAAGCCGCCGCAATGGCAGGCCCAATAACACTTTTAACGGTGCCTAACGCAAGACTAAAACCGCCAACCGCGCCTGCAACTGTTTTAGCGCTAGTACCAAACGCTTTAAGTTGTTTGTCGGCAGCTTGTACCCCGGTATTAACGAACGAGGTAATAATAGGTATGTTAATTGCCATTATTTAAACCTCTGTTTAAGCTGTTGGTTAGTCTTTTTTTCTACGTCGTCTATAACGGATTGTACTTCCTTTTGTACGGCAGGCTTGTTTTTCTCTACTGCTTTGTCAATTACGCGCGGTTGTTCACCGCCGCCGTCTACGTTTAAATTCGCCACAAAATTACCGGTTGTATGGCGTCCGGCATGGTCATAAATAGCGCCGGCAGCGTCGCGCTGTTGAACAGTCATAAGGCGATATGGTTTAGCGCCAAACGGTATTTGGTCGGTATGTGTTGCCACGCCGTCGGTGTAACGCGTAAAGTTTACGTACCTTTCTTTTGTGGCACGTGAACCAACTTTTACGTTAAAGCCTTTGTTGACGGTTGCGGTATTCCATCTAATCTCACGGCCCTTAATAAGCGTGCCACGGTTCATGCCCGATAGCGGGGCACCTTTAACACCGCTAATAGTTGTTATCATGCTGCGGGCTTCCGTTACCATGACGTCACCGGCGCGCTTAATTCGTTTAGTGACGTCGCGCCTATACGTTGGGTCTATTTTGTTTAATAGCGCTAAGGTTCGGTCTATTCCCTTAACCTCTAAAATTGGTTGCGCCATGGTGTTACCTTTTGTTTCGTTCTCCCAAAACTTTAGCCACCGTTGCTAAATCTTGTGTGTCAAACGTAGCGCTGTACCAATGCGGCGCCCACCCTGTTGCTATTAACAGTTCGGCTAGTTGCCGTCGGTAGGTACCGCTTGGGTAGGGTTTGGGGCCTCTTGCGCGGTTACTTCAATGTTTGTTACCTGTTGGCAGTATTTGTCAAATTCGGCGGGTACAACAATTTTGGATTGTTTGCTAGCTTCCCATGCGAGGTATAGCAAATCCTCTACACCAATGCCGTTTGCCATGTCGGCGGCTTTACGTTTGAAACGACGTTCCCATAAAACAATGGTAAATAAATTGCTAGTTACTTGGTATGTGCCCTCATGGTTGGTTACTTCAAGGGTTAATTGCATTAGTGCCTACTTTCGTGTCGGGCCGATTATTCGGCGCTAGTTATGGTGTTACGTCTGCGGTGTAAACGCCACCAGTAAAGGTAACGTCAATGGTTGACAATTCGCCCATGGTTGCGTTAATTACCGGGAATTCTGAAAGCAAAGCACCGGTAAGGGTAAAGCCCGGGTTAGTTGCGCCGTCTGCACCAACTGCAGGCTTAACAATTACAGTTACCAAACCGCCTACGACGTTTTCCAACGTAGCGAAAGTTTCCGAAACTGCGTACGACTGGTAGAGGGTAAGGGTTACTTCATGGTTGCCCAAACCTGATTGGTAGGTGCGCGCTGTTTTGCCAAACGTGGTGTTTTCAAGTTGGTCGTAACGCTGCGTAAAAGTTGCCGCCGTGCATTGGTCGGAAAGGTCTACCGCGTTAACGGTTACGACTGGGTTAGAAAGGTAAGTACTTGTAGCCATGGTGTTTAATCCTCTTTCGTTGCTTTCTTATTTTTAGCACTTTTTTTAGGTTCTTGTGTGGATACTTCGTCGGTTGTTTCGTCTGTAACTTCTACAATGAAACCGCCCCAAATAAGGCCGGCTACCTGTACACCGGGTTTGGGTACAAACTCTGTACCAACAACACCGACGCGTGGGCTTTTAATAATGTACATAGGCACCTAACTTGTTTGGGCTTGCATTTCTATAGTTAAATCATAGGCGGCCATTTCGCTACCGCCGATTATGGCAATAGTTGGGCGTCCGTCGGTTACAGCTACGTTTTTAGCCAACACTTTTGCCGCCATGTTCATAAGGCTACGTTGGGCGTCCAAGTTGCCGGGGCCAAGGGTTATTAGGCGTACCGGGAAAGTAATTTTAACTATGTTGTAGTTCCATGCCACGAAACTAGGCGCGTCAATGAAAGCACAAGGCGGCACAAGGTTACGCGGGTCGTTTACTACCTGTAGCCCTGTAATGCTTTGTAACGTGGCTGTAAGGTCGTCTAAGGCCTCGTTAAATAGGTCGGTGTATGCAACAGGCACTACGCAACCGCCGGCCTATCTACGCCTAGTAGTTGCTTAATCATTGGGCTAAGGCCCATGCTGCCACCGGCGGCTAAACCGTCAAAACTGGCAAAGTCTGTTACTGACCCACGCTGCCTATACAAGAAACCGGCATAAGCAATAGTGCCAAGTAGTACCGACGGGTTAGGTACGGTGCTAAGGCTTTCGTTGCGGTATCCGGCTTCGGCTCTGCGCCTGTACGCAAATTCGTTGGCGGCCAACCGGCATTGGGTTATAAATGTTTGGTCAGCGCTTGTAGCGGTTCCAATGCCTAGCCAATCCTCTACCTGTGCGTCAGTTGTTACCCACGTACATTGTGGGGTAGTTGTCAACGTGCCTGTAGCTGCGACAATGTTTACGTTTGCAGCCGTTTTAGCAAATAGAACTTGGTTTTGTATTGGGGCTTCAATGTCGTAATGCAAGAAACCTTGTTCGTCTACGCCGGTGTAGTAATACTGTGGCAACTCACGCACCGTATAGGTACCGTTAAAGGTTGCGTCAACACCCGCAATAGTTACGGACTGACCAACCTCTAAAGGGTCAGCGTTAGTTAGTAGTACTACAACCGCGTAGTTATCGGTTAAATACTTTTGTGTGACCGAATAGACGGCCATAAAGGCCTACCTTTCGGTTATCAGACGAACTTAACAAACTTGGTTGCGTCTGCCATAAAGCCGGCAGCGTAACCACGGAAAGCAATCGTACGGCCCATAGTTGCAGGTACCTCAACGCTGATAGCGCCCTTTTGCTGTTCGTAGAATTCAAAGCCTGCGGCAGGGCCTGCAGCGTGACCCATGAAAGAGCCGGGCGCGTTTTTGTCAACGACCAACACCAACCCAAGAGGGTTGCCGTTCCATGAGGTAGCTGACGAATTGCCGGCAGCGTTTTGGCCCATAAGGTTAGGTGCGCCTGTGTATGGGAATACCGGGCGGTTTTGGTCGTCGGTTGACGCGGCGAGGGCTGCCCAACTTGCAGGCGTTACAAACATGTGGGTTGGCAAGTAGTTAGACGTTTCCGAAATTTGGCGGGCACCGTCGTAAATTGCTGCAACCCAATCGGCACCTACTGCGGTGTCGGCAACGCTTGCGGTTTGTGTAATTGCTGCATGGCAAGTGTCTACGGCGTAGTTGTCGGTTGCTTGTCCGTATGCGATAGCCAACTGGTTAAGAATAATGTCAATTGACGACGGGTCACTCCAGTCAAGGT